AGTTTAAAATTTAGAGCGAAAAGTAAGCTAGATCATGCAAATTAGACTATGAAAAATAACATAGTCTTTTCTTTTTAACTTATTCTAAAATATATTTAAAAATACTATTGCAATCTATATTAGCATGTGGTACAATAAAGACAGATAAGAGATGCGGACAACAAAGGGTGTCGGTCACAAGGAGTTTTTAAAATGAATAACGAAAAAGAATTACAAGTGGTAACTACTGAAACAACTAATAAAGAAACTGGTTTTAAATGTATGGAAATTGATATGGAAACAAATGAAGTATTCGCAGTATTTGTAATTAAGTAAATGGTGCGGTTGCAAAATGGCAACGACTATAAGGAGTTTTTGAAATGACAACACGTAAATACAACAAAGTAAAACAATTATCAAAAATGGGAAACAATCCGACAACGTTTAGCACGTTATTGCAAAAAGTAAAATTTGAAATAGATATTGATAAACTTACCGCAAAACAAATTGCAAAAATAATTGATTTAATGTACCTAAGTAAATAACAAAAAACAAAAGAGATTAGGTAAAACTAATCTCTTTTTAATATATAAAATACTTTTAAAAATAACATTGACAACCTAAAGTATTTTTGGTATAATAAAGACAGAGGTTGAGATAACAACCTACTAAAACTTAAAGGCGGTACACGAAATGAACAAGCGCGAAATGATGATCCAAGCACACAAACTAGCAAGTAAAATGGTGGGTAACTACTCAGCTAGATTATCATTAGCGTTAACTCAATTATGGGCTGTCGTTAAAAATGGAGTTGCTAAAATTGTTAATACTTTAGTAAAATGTGACTTTTACGGATCAAGAATAATCGTAGATATTGCAACTGGTGAAATAACTGGTGATACTTATACAGTAAAAGGACAACTTAAAAAATTCCACGCATCTACATGGTCAGCAGATAAAAAAGTATGGGTTATTGGTAGCACTGCAACTTTTACAAAACAAGATCATATTGATTCTTTAGTTAATCGTTACGCGGTAAAATAAAAATAACAAAAGGTGGTAGACATATGAACAAATTAGAAATAGTTAATAATGATGGTAAATTATTGGTAAATAGCAGACAGGTTGCTTTAATGATTTACAGGGAACACGGAGAACTGCTTAAAACAATTAGACAATATTGCGATTATTTAGGACAAGGGAATTTCACCTGCACCGATTTTTTCATTGAAACAACTTATTTGTCAGAACAAAATAAAATATTGCCATGTTACTCCATTACAAAGAAAGGTTGCGACATGGTTGCTAATAAAATGACTGGTGAAAAGGGAATACTATTTACGGCAACTTATGTTACTGAATTTGAAAATATGCAAAACCAATTAATGAAACCAATGTGCATGGAAGATATGATGATAAACCAACTTCAAAATATGAAAGAAGTTAGATTACAATTAGAACAAAATACAGAAAGTATTAAACAACTTGAAGCGAAGATAATAAATATACCAACCGATTATTTTACAATAGCAGGATATGCAAGTCTAAGAGGTATCAAAGTAGATGTAAGCAAGGCTAATTTATTAGGTCGTAAAGGTGCTAAATTAAGCCGTCAAAACGGTTATGACATTGGGAAAGTATATGATAGCAAATTTGGTCAAGTTAATACTTATCACTTAGATATTTTAAAGGAGTTGTTTTAATATGTATAAGTGCCTAAAAGATGGATGGATAACACTCCAAGAGTTTAAAACCAAATACGAATTAACAACATGGAAAACGACCAGTCTACCGATCAAATTAGATAAAGAATTTCAGTGCAAAATTGGTGCGGTTATATTTATCTTTGAGAGTGAAGCAATTAAAATTAAATAGTGTGGGCGGGTTGCTTGATATTAAGTAACCCGTCCTTTATGCTATAATTAATAAAAGGGGTGAAACAATGCCAACAATAAATGATATATATGCATTAACAGCGAATGGACTATCATCAACAGTAATAGTGCAACAATTAATCACAGACGATAGCATGAGCCGTAACAAACAAGAAATGATAAGTGGTGCAAACTATTACGTAGGTAAAAATGATGTGTTAGGACTTGATTTTAGACAATACAAGGCAAATGGAATAATTAAAACTAACGAAAATAGAAGTAACCAACGTATTAGCCATAATTTTACCAAACTATTAGTGAATCAAGCAGTGTCTTATATTTGCGGTAATCCGATTACATATAAATACAATGACGATGATAAATTCCAAGAATATCTTGACAATTTATTTATGTTTGATTTTGACGATAACAATGTCCAATGGCTTAAAGAATCTCGCACTAAGGGAAAAGGTTATGTACATGTTTATTATGACGTTGTAGGTCAATTAAACTATACTGTGATACCTTCCGAGCAGATAATCCCCATCTATAAAGATATGTTTAAAAAAGAGTTGCAGCAGGTTTTACGGTACTATACTTTTAATGCTATTAGTTCAGCAGGTAAACCAATTACTAGACGTAAAGTAGAATGGTGGACTGAAAAAGATGTTAGCTATTATATCGAAGATGAAGAAGGTAATTATATTTTAAATGGTGTAACTCCCCATTGGTCTTTTAGCATGAGTACGTCACCTGATATTGTAGAGGAGCACGGATGGGGTAGAGTTCCATTTGTACAGCTATTCAATAATGATGATGCCACAAGTGATTTGCAAGACATTAAAGCAAGTAATGATGCCTATGATATTATTCAGTCTGAATTTGTTAATCAAATAGCTGACGTAAGGGAAATATTAATTAAAGTTATGGGGTATAGCGGAACGTCTGCCGATGAAATACTTCAATGCTTTAGAGGAACAGGCATTGTAAAGGTTGATGATTCTAACGGAAATATTGATGTATTAAAGTCTGAAATACCAACAGAAGCAAGAACAACAGCACTAAAGACGTTGAAAGAAAACATCTTCATGTTAGGAATGGGAGTTGATACAACCACTGAAAAGCTAGGAACAGCAGTAAGTGGTGTTGCTCTTAAATTCCTTTACGGCAACTTAGATATGAAATGTAATACATCAATTCGCAAAATGCGAAAAGCAATCTATGAATTTGCATGGTTTATTACAGATGATTATAACAGAAACAATAATGCAAGTATTAATTACAGAGATATTACATTCAGCTTTAATAAAAATATGATTATGAATGATGCGGAAATTATTGAATCATTAGCTAAGTCCAAAGGATTAATCAGCGATGAAACAATTATCGAACGGCATCCATATGTATCTGATCCAACCGAAGAAGAAGAACGTATGCAGAAACAAGAAGAAAAGCAATTGGAACAGTTTAATATTGCTATGAAAGATAAACAAGATGCCACAATGGTATAAGTAATAAATTGAATGGGTAAAACCATTCTTTTTATTTATTGTTATTGACATGACATGATAACGTGATATAATGATAATATAAATATTAAAGGAGTTGAAAACAATGGCAAAAATTAAAGTAGAAGTATTCCTAGAAAAAGAACTAATTGAACTATTAAAAGGTGTGTCAAGTAATCGTAGTGAAGCTATTAGGATTTGTGTTGAAGATAAATTTAAGAAGGTAGGTAAGTAATATGAATGAGTTAAAAGTTATTGAGCAAAGAAATGTATTGGGTAAAGATTTTAAAATTTATGGTGACTTTGATAATCCTTTGTTTTTGGCAAAAGATGTAGCAGAAATGATCGAATACTCAACTGATAAGGTTGGGCAAATGTTAGTAACAGTTGATGAATTTGAAAAGAAAACCTTACCGATATATTATAGTGGTCAGGTTAGGGAAATGTGGTTTGTAACAGAAGAAGGTTTATACGAAGTTCTATTCCAAAGCATTAAACCGATTGCCAAAGAGTTTAAGAAGGAGGTAAAGATAATCCTTAAAGATATTCGTAAACATGGAATCTACGCTACTGATAAAGTTATTGAAAATATACTTAATAATCCTGATTATGGTATTGCATTGTTAACGCAACTAAAAGAAGAACGTCAAGCAAGACTTGAAGCAGAAAAAACTAATACGATACTAATGCACGTAAATAAGACTTACACAGCGACAGAGTTAGGGAAAGAATTAGGATTCAAATCGGCTATAGCGTTAAATAAAACTTTATCCGATAACAAAATTCAATTCAAACAAAATGAAACATGGGTATTTTATTCTAAATATGCTAATTGTGGTTATACTGAAATTAAGCAAACTGTATTGGACAGTGGCAAGGTTGTTTATGATCGTAGGTTTACGCAATTAGGGCGGGAATTTATTATTAAGTTGTTAAATAAATAGAAAGAAGGTATTTATGTGAGTGAAGATGTTAAAAACGAAAAAGATTGTATGTTTTATAAAGATGGTGATTGTGTTTTAAAATTAACATGCGGTCTTAAAGGTGACAAGTGTTGTGCTGATTGTATACGCGATAAAGTTAAATGTTTAAATTCGTGCGACTGTTTTAATTAATAACAATATAGCAAGGTATTAATTTATCTTGCTATTAATAAAACAAGGAAGTGTATTATAATGGATAACAAAAGATTAAACGAAATAAAAAAAGAATGTGAAGTATACGACACAGAAGAATATGAAAATATTATTGACTTGATTAAAGAAATAGAAAGATTAAAACAATCAATGTCAGTAATATACAACATATCAGCAAAAGACAAAGGATTAGACATGAAAGAAACTACACAAATTTATTGTATTGCGAGGGATAACAAATAATGAAAAGACAAGAAATATTAGATATGGTTGCAGGTGGATGTTTAGATAAAACAGTAGTAGAAAATTTATTTAAAAGTGGGTTTGTATTTAATTATAGTAGCAATCTTGCTTCTTCATGGGTTATAGTCGACTTACTACGCAAAAGCGGAATATACCTAACAATTACTATGGATAGAACAATATATCGCATTGAGGCTTATTCTGAGGAGCATATGGACGATATAGAAGAACTAGAAGGTGAATCATTACCACTGTTAATTTGCAAGATTGCATTATTGTGTAACATGTATGATTTTGTTACGTTGGAGGTGTGATATGGTCAATTGCAACGATTGTAAATATATAAATATTACAGAAGAACAATAAACTAGCAATAAAGAAAACCACGTGTGTATGATGTTTTGTGATAGACTTTTTCATAATAGTAATATAGTAGAAAAGAAGCATAATTTTATTTATCCTAGTAGCTATTGTAACGGTAAATATTTTAAAGAAGGAAGAACATATGAAACCAACAATACAAGCAACACAACAAAAACATATTAACGAACTTGAAAAAGAAAATGAGTTGTTGCATTCTAAAAATAATAAGTTAACTAAACAATTGCAAGCATTTAGAAATAAGGTTAGGAGAACGAAAACATGAATAAAAAAGAATTAATCAACTTCAACAAAAACCATCCATGCAAACATTTAAAAGATAACCAATGTGAATTTATAATTAAAACTCCATGCATAATTTGCAAAAGTTATAAGGAGAAAGAATGATAATTGATGTAGTTGTTGATGATGAAGAACAGGAAATAGAAATCCCGCCCCAAGAATACTGGATAGAAAAAGATAGAGACAGAATGATTATATTGTGGTTGGCTGTAGATCGTGTAGCCAATTTGGTTAAAGAACAATATTCAAAGGTCATAAACGATATAGAAAAAGAAGTGTATCGTTATTATGGTAAAAACTTTGCGGGCGGGTTGCCTAAATACTCAAATGTGAAAGTAACAGAACTAATTAAGAAATTAAAGCCGTCAATTGATACCGTCTACAATGCCCAACAAAAGATATTAAACACGCACCTAATAGATATGTATACCACCAACTATTTAAAGTCACTGTATGACATTCAAAGCGGAACTAAGGTATATTCTAATTTTCCAAAACCTACCGAAACAGATATTGAAAAGGTTTTAAAGTTTCCGTGGTCAGGAATAAATTACCGTGATAGAATCGAAGCAAACAACAATAAAACGATAAGCGATTTAAGACAGGAAATAACCAAGGGTATGATTCGTGGTGATGATGTTAAAACTATTTCTGATAATGTTGCAAGTAAATTAAATGTTAGTTCTAAAAACGCACAAAATATGGTACAAACCGAAAGTGGCGCAATGTTTTCAGAAAGTGACAAGGCTACTTATGAAGAATTTGGGATAAACGAATATGAGTTTGTTGCTACATTAGATGCAAGAACTACATTAATATGCAGGGAGTTAGATGGTGAGGTATTTCCAGTGAGTGAAATGCAAGCAGGCGAGAATGCTCCGGCAATGCATACGAGATGCAGAAGTTCTACGATTCCTAGTTTTAATGATTCCGTAGGTGACAAAATAGCTAGAAATATAAAGAACGGAAAATCAGAATATATTAGTGGAGAAATTACCTATAACGCTTGGATTGTTAAATATGGAGACTTCTTTTAGACTAGATTAATTTCTAGTCTTTTATTTATCTTGACAGTACGCCATATATGTACTACAATAACAATATAAACAAATGAAAGAGAGTGATAACAAAATGTATACAGTAAAAACAAATTTAATTAATAATACCAATGAAATAATAGAAACTAAATTATTAAAAACAGATACAGTTTGCAAATTTATGGATAACTTGAAACAAGCTAACGAAGAATTAGAAAACAGACAAATGTATAAAGAAATCGGAATGTTGGAATGGTATATTAAAGATAAAGGATATGACTTTTAAATATTTAAATAGTTGTTGACTGTAGTACCAATAAGTGGTACAATGCATACATAAGATAAATAAATAAAACGGAGTGATTGAAGTGTTAAAAAGAATTGGCAGTAAAAACGGATTAAAACTAAAAAGCACAAAAGATTGTTTTAAATGTAAAAATGTATGGATGGCAGGATTTTATTTTAAAGGTTAAATTATTAAAGCAAGGTGGTGCTTAATCCACCGTTAAAGGAGAGTGCAATGGAAGTAAAACAAATTGATAAACAATTAACTTATGATTTTATACTTAATAAACATTACGCTCAACGGAAACCGTCTATTAGTTACTCATTCGGCTTATATGACGATTTAAACTTAGTTGGTATACTTACTATTGGAAAGCCTGCATCTAATGCACTATGTGAAGGAATTTGCGGTAAAGAGTATTCCAGTAAGGTTTATGAATTAAACCGACTATGCGTTATTGATGGATTGCCTAAAAATACATTAAGCAAATTTGTAAGTTCGTCATTAAAACAATTAAAAAAAGAAGATCTAATATTAGTAAGCTATGCAGATAGCGGAATGAATCACTGTGGTTATATTTATCAAGCAACAAATTGGATATATACTGGCAAAACAATAGAACGAACTGATAAATATGCTGAAAACGGAAAACATTCAAGACATTACAATGATGATAATAACCATTTAAGGATATTTAGAACTGCAAAATTCAGATATGTATATTTTACTGGTAAAAGCAAAAAAGAATATTTACAACACATGAATTATGAAATTATTAAAGAATATCCCAAATTGTATTGCGAACATTACATATTGGGAGAAAAGCAAAAACGCAAAGTAATTGATACAAATACAAATACAATATTTTATGAATAGGAATGTTAACATGAATAATAAAGAGCGTTGTGATAATTGTGGTAAATGGGTATTAGAATGTTCGTTAGTAACATTGCCCGAAGAATTATATCATCTACTTGATGGTGACAATGAATTTTCAATTTGCATTAAATGTTCAAACACTAAAAAAGAAGAATACTGGAAACAATGGATACCGACTAAACGCATTACAAAGGAGGTTAAATAATGCTAAAAGAAGGAGCGATAAGAACAGAATTTTTAACCAAGGTAAGAGTAACACCACTAGAAAAAGGACTAGTACAAGTAAGAATGAAACAGCTTAAAATAACTAAAGAAAGCGAATATATCAGAAAGTGTGTTAATTTAGAAATGGAGAGTGCAAATAATGCTAAGTAGCAAATTAGAAAAATACAAGAAACTATTAAACGTGCAAAACTGGCAAATACAATTGATTGAGGAAGAATGTTTGGATTGTGATGGACATACAAAAATGTTATATAACGATTATCGAGCGGTAATAAAAATAAGCAAATCGTTAAGCGACACAGAGAAGGAATTATCCTTAATCCATGAATTGCTACACTTAGTACACAGAGATGAATATTTTACAGCTAGTGAGGTGCTAGACACTGCAGAAAACAAGTTTGTTAATACCATGTATGTAAGATTCCACGAACGATCAATCGAACAAATGGCAAAGATAATTTATAAATTAAGTATTATTGGAGGTGTTTAAAATGAATTACAGATTAGAATTAGTTAAAAAGTTTCAAAGTGAATTAGGATATAGTATTTCGCAATCACTAGATTTAATGATGAAAATAAACAAAACAACACTATCAGAAAAAGAGGCATACAATATATTTATGGCAACTGGATTTAAAGATGCAGAACAATTTATTAGTAACAAGCCAGTGATAACATATAATTCACTTAAAAATTTCAATCGGTTTTTACTTAAAGTGTTTTTAGTAATAGTAATATTAACATTTGGATTAATAACCTATGGATGCGGAACACAAGAAGATAAACCTGTACCTGTTCCAGTAGCAAAAATACAACAAGAAATTAAAGAAGAAAGTCACCAAAAATGGATTACAAAACAATTTAGTGGATGGGATGGACGGCATACAAGAATAGTGCAATTAATCAAACCAAAACTAAACGATCCTAGTAGTTTTGAACACGTAGAAACTCGCTATAGTAAGCAAGGTGACGATATAATTGTATTTATGACGTATCGTGCCAAAAATCAATATGGAGGAGTTGTGATGGGTAATGTTAAGGCTAAGGTTTGTTATAGTAATGATGCAATTGAAATAATGTAAAACGTATTAATTTAAGATCACCAAATAGTGGTCTTTTTTTATTTAAACCAACTTTTAAAATTTATGATATAATTATATTAATCTATTGCAGGAGACAACCTGCCTAAAAAGTTTAATAGAAAGGGTGACATATATATAATGGATTTAAAAACACTTCTTGGGGATTCTTACACAGAGGAAATTGCAAGCAAACTAAAAGGAATGGATATTTTCGAAAAAGGAAAAGCAATGCCACTAGAAAAATTCAATTCCAAAATGGAGGAAGTTAATAGTCAGAAGAAGGAATTAAAGGAGCAGGTCGACACTCTTAATAAAACCTTAACTGATAATAACGTTTCACTTGAAGCAATGAAAAAAGCTTCTGCTGAAAACCCTGAATTGCAGAAACAACTTAAAGAATACCAAGAAAAAATCAATGCAACTCAAAAAGAATTCGGTGATACTTTAACAGCCAAGGAAACAGAATGGCAACAACGAGAAGTTAACAACAAGAAATCATATGCAGTGCGTGAGAAGTTTATTATGGAACATGCTGATAAAGATTATATTGATATGTTAATGACTAAAACAGACCTTAATAAGATTACTATTAATGAAAATGGTAGCTTTAATGGTATTGATGACGTTGTGTTAGGCGTTAAAACTAGTTGTAGTAAGGTACTGGTACTCCTAATGGTGGCACTGGTGACGGTTTGCAAATTACCAAGGAATCATTAAAAACAATGTCTGCCGAAGATATTAATAAAAATTGGGATGCAGTACAAACGGTACTAGCACAAAAATAATGAAAGAAGGTATATTATAAATGGCTATTGACAACTTCATTCCCGCCCTTTGGAGCGCACGACTTTTGGAAAACCTTAACAAATCACATGTTTATGCTAATCTTGTAAATAGAGATTTTGAGGGTTGACCAAAACTGGCTCTCATTAAACCCCGTTAAAACTGGAATACCCTAACGTAAAGACGAGGGCAATCAGTTACCAAGCCTGTTTAGAGATTTACAGGATAGGTCCAACGACTAGTGGTGATTCTTAACCTGTACTATTAATTAAACATATGTTATAATAACAGTACGGAAAGAAAATAATTCCACCAAGAAAGCGGGGGTATAAAATGGAAAAGTATCACAAAGGTTATATGATAACTCATAACGGTTATAAATTATTAATGTCTAAAAATCATCCAAATAAAAATAAGCAAGGGTATGTAAGAGAACATATACTTGTTATGGAAAAAAGCATTGGAAGGTTTTTGACTGAAAAAGAAGTTGTTCATCATAAAGATGAAAACAAACTTAATAACGATATTGATAATTTAGAATTAATGAGTGATTATGATCATCGAAGCATACATAGTTCTAAACCAAGAAAATTAGTTAATTTAAAATTAGCTAGTGAACTTCTTTTAAAAGGGTATACGATGCCACAAGTAGCAAGTAAATTAAATTTATGTGAAAGCGGATTACGAAAAAAACTTAAAAAAGAAGGAATACAACTTGGTTTAAAGCGTGGCGGTGCTAGAAAAAAGATATTTGACGATTTTATATAAGATATAGTCTAAACTACTATCGAATTGACGGTAGGTAGCAACTGATTGACCATTAGTTGTGATGATGGAAACATCTAGAAGTTATTGATAAAGAGCAATAACGATAATAATAATGCAAATTTCAGGTCAAGGTTCATCCGTTAAAATTAATTCTATTGGTCGTGTAACTATTGGTGATTATGTAAAAAATAATGATATTACTGCCGCAGAAACTTTGACAGATACACAACGTATTTTGCTAATTGATCAAGCTAAATTTTTTAACTTTCAAATTGATGATGTTGATAAAGCGCAACAAACTCCTAAACTTATGGACGGTGCAATGGCTGAAAGTGGTTATGCTTTAGGTGATGTTACCGATAAATTCTTAGCAGGTCTTTACACTGGTGTGCAAGCTGCAAACATTGTAGGTCTAGGTAATGACACAACTCCTATCGTTCCTACTAAAGCAAACGCTTATGACTACTTGGTAACTATGAAGGTATTACTTGATGAAGCAAATGTTCCTCAAATGGGTAGATGGGTTGTAGTTCCTGCATGGTTTTATGGTTTGATGCTTACTGATGCAAGATTTATCCAAGCAACGGCAGTCGGTGATAATAGAGTTGCTAATGGAATGATCGGTAGCGCGGCAGGGTTTAGCGTTTATAGTTCGAACAACGTACCTAATACAACTGCTACTAAGTATAAAATTATTGCAGGGCATCCGATGGCAATGAGTTATGCAGAACAAATCGTTAGTGTTGAAGCATACCGTCCTCAAAACCGTTTTGCAGATGCGGTAAAAGGGTTGCATGTATATGGTGGTAAACTAGTTCGTCCCGAAGGAATTGCAGTTGCAACATTCAATCGTGTGTAATTAAATAATTAATAGGTGGACGTAAAACTCCACCTATTTTAATAAAAGGAGATAGTGTATGTGGTTTAGAAATAGAGAAACAGGTTTAGAATTTGATATTGAGAATCAAGATTTAATTAATAATCTTAAAAAAGATGGAAACTTTGAAGAAATTGCACCAGTTGAAAATCAAGAAGAATCACCAAGCAGAAAAAACTTAAATGCTAAATTAAAATCATTAGGTTATGATGGTGATTTAAGAAAACTAAGCGATGAAGATGTAATTGCTGAAATTGCAAAACTTGAAAATAAATAGATTTAAAGGGTAGTGTAAAAGCTACTCTTTTTATTTAGTTGTTGACAATATCCATATGGATATTATATAATTAAAATAATAAATTAAAGGAGTGGTTTAATTGGTTAAAAAGACTGGGTTATGGGGTAGTTCAAGATCAGTAAGACTAGAAGCAGAATGTAGGGAGTTAGGAATAGGAATAGGTGACGAAGTTGAAATATTAGTTGTTGATGGCAAAATCACAATAGAAAAAGTAATCACAGAATTTAAAGTGGTAAACGGTGTTAAATTTAGTGTAAAGGAGTAATTAAAATGATATTCAATGTAAAAGCAACCAACTACGATGCAAAAATATTCACAGCATATAACTATTTGATAATATTACAAAATTACAATTTAAAAACAACCAAAGGAGAATACAAAGATGAATTTTACACAGTAGAATTAAATTCATTAGAAGAATTAATACAATTGCAAAGAGACGTATGTTGCGAGTTAATAATTGATAGAAATAATATTGAAATTTATGACGATTGGAAAGAAACTTGATAGCTAAATACATAATAAAAGAAATACATTCAGCAAAACAAGACAATCCTAAAGGATGCTATATATCAGTAGTCGCAACGGTTTTAATAAACGGAAACGAAGAACGAGTAAAACCAGTATTTGCGGATTGGGAACAATTAAATTTAATTAAGAAAAGAGGTTGGTATAATGGATAAAGACTTTTTAAAAGATTTCGTTAAAAATGTTACCGTTTATTCTCCTAAATGTTTTATTAACAGCAGAAATGAGTTTATAATCGTTCCTAAAGACAATATTTACTTTTTGCTTGATGATGTTAAAACCGAATTAGATTTAAAATGTAAAGTTATTGCATGGTTATCACGACCAAGTTGTAAAGGAGTTAGTAAGTATTGGCAAAAAAGAATTAGGTGTATTTTTAATGATTGTTTAGAGTTTGATTTTACTTTTGAACAAATCGAAACGATATATACTTATCTAGGAAACGATTGCAATAGAAGTAAAACAATTAAGTTTATAGAATCTAATTATGATTTAAATATATTAAATAAATAGGAGTGGTAACATATGTAAAGATTTAGTAATAGTTAAAAAGTTAAATGGTGTTGAAGATGTATTTACTGATTCTAAAATTATAGGGATAAACACGAATAATCAACATAAAAATGTAATTGAACTAATTAGAAAATACGAAGATCGATTATGTTAGTTTGGAAAGGTTACGTTTGAAACGCTACCTTTGTTAAGCGGTCAAAGTGAAAAAGTATGTTTATTGAATGAAATGCAAGCAACATTTTTAATATCTCTTATGAAAAATACAAAACCAGTAGTATAATTTAAAGTTAATTTAGTTAAAGAATTTTATCGAATGAGAAGTGCCATTCAAGAAAAGCAATACCAAGAATGGTTACAAACTAGAAAAAGCGGTAAAATGATTAGACGTAACGAAACAGATAAATTAAAACTACTACTAGAATATGCAATTGCTAACGGTTCAAAAACATACGCTAATAAACCAAATTCGCTATTCGCACTATATACTAAATTAGTAAACAATAGCGTAGGAATAGCCACAGGAGAGCGCGATACGTGCGTATTTAAAGTATTAAGTATAATCATTATGTTAGAGGATATGATTCAGCACACAGTTGTTGAGGAGATCAATAAAAGAACCGACTATCACGAAATATATTATATTTGTAAAGTTAGGTGTAGTGAAATGATGCGATATGCTTATTTGCCTGAAATTAAACTATTAAAATAACCACTTTATACCATGCAGTAAAATGTATGGTATAATTTTTATGTAAATATAAACTTGGGGGTTTAAGTATGGCGAAAGATTATAAATGTGCGTTTAGTGGGCAGGAAATGGATGCTGCTATTAGGTCATATTTAAATGGTGATGGTAACGGAAAAGGAGAAAAAGGAGACAAGGGAGATGCCGGACAAAAAGGAACAGACGGTAAAAATGGCATAGATGGAAAATCGGGAGAACGTGGATATACCGGAGAAAAAGGTCAACAAGGAATCCAAGGTAATCAAGGTTTAAAAGGAGATCAAGGATTAAAAGGCGATAAAGGAAATGACGGTAAAAACGGTAGCGGATCATTAACAGATAGACAACAGCAACTAATAAATAATTGGTCTGATAGTTACTACCTGTACCTTGGTAATGATGCAAATAACCCAATTGAATTAGACTGGAAAATAATTAAAAAAGATTCATGCTTATACTTTTATAAGTATATTAGTGGAGTTTGGAAAGAATACCAAAAGATTGGCGCATCAGTACAAATGGATGTACTGATTTTAAAAGGACTATGGTCGCGAATATACGATTTAGATAATAAAGGTAAAAAGTTTAATATTTGGCGTAAGGGGTCAACTCCAAACTCTAACGTATTGGGATCAACTCAAAAATCAATGTTTCTTTTATCTGACAGTAAAATAGGTGTATCTACATCTTGGCAAGGAAAAGAAATTACATTAGAGGTAAATAAAGGTGATGAATATTTAAAATTTGAAAAATCAACATTAAAATATCAGTACGAAAACAAATCTGATTTTGAGATAATAAGAATGTTAACTGCTACATATAAAGATACAAAAGCTCGTTTAACAGTTTGGGACATTACAGACGGTAGCGAAGAAGAAAATATAAAACTGATTTATGAGTCGATGGGACGTGATGATTTTTATTTATATGGCGGTAATGTTTTAGTAGGTATTGAAGGTAATACCGTTGGTGAACTAAACGTAGAATTCAATGATAGAATTTTCTTGATTAAAGGAAGAGTTTATTTATTTGAAGCAGAATGCAGAAAAAACGATTGTGGTTTTATTGGATTAGACAACGTACCAAACATAATATTTAAAGGTTTTGAATCTGTAGATAGCCCTATAATGACTGAGAGTGGACTAGAATCGCATTTATTTAAAAACGTTAATCTTTTTTACGGTGCAAAGATTTTAAATTCTCTAGGAGAAGATTTGATTTGTAGCAATAACACCTTTAAAAAAGCAACAACTGTCGGAAATCCAACCAATGAAACAATAATTATTAGTAAAACAGGAGCAAGACAGGCAACTATATCAAAAGAAGCCACTTTAGAATTAGGAGTAGATACAAAATTAATTCCTGTTACCAAAGGACAAGAAGATTTTTATTTTGTCTTATTAGGTTTTAATGTTGGTACGCAAATAAGAAATATAGAAATATTAACTCCTTGCTTTTTAACATTAAAAGTAAATACTAAAACAGTTGTTGAAAATGTACAATTTGAAGCAGGGTTGCATAATTTAGTTTTTGAAAGAGGAATAGTTTTAAGTGATATAAACAACGTATCTTACAAAACTACTGATAGTAAAGGCAATATTATTGATGGTGCTTTACTGGGTTATTTGCCTAGTTATGAATCAGATGCAGATAACATTACAAGTGTTAAATTTGAATTGGTATACAATACTATTAGTTCGCCAGTGCCATTGGTTACCACAACTATGCTTGAAGATTATTTAATTAAATATCCTTTTGCAGATCAAAAAGTTGACAAAGGTTCAGATGTTGAATTTAACTCACTAGTTACCAATTTAATAAACGGACAACCTTATATTGCCACTGAAAACAATTACACAACCACTGAAAAGCAAAAATTAGAATCATTGCGTGATAAATTTAGAGGTCGTTTTGACAACCAATCACAATTACCACCAACCGCAACAAATGGAGATTATGCGATTGTC